GCAAAGACGAGTGCAGCGTCCACATTCTCCAAAGGGGGCACGTCGTCGCGCATCGCGCCTTCGCGCAGGCGGATCCGCGCGGGCCCGTTGCGGAATTCCTGCAGCCGTTCCGGAAAAAGATCCGTCGGCTCAAGATCGACACGTCGGGCATTGGCTACTTTTTCGCGACGCACTTCCGCGACCTCGGATACGAGGTGCACATGATCAACGCGGAAGGGAACCCAGTCTTCGACTTCCCGGATCGGAGCGGGCGGCGGAAGTTCGCGAACCGGAAGGCCGAGATCTATTGGCACGCGCGCGGCGTGCTCGAGGCGGGACTCGCGTCCGGACTCACGGATCCGAAAACCGTCAAGCAACTGTCCCTCTTGCACTGGCTTCCGGACTCGGCTGGCCGTATCATGATCGAGCCAAAAGATAGGGCGAAGCGTGAGCGGGGCATGAGCTCGCCCGATCGCGCGGAGTCGTGGATCTTGGCGCTCGCGCCGGTTCGGGATCTCCCGACGGACGACGAGCTTCCGCCGTCGACGGTTTACGGGAGTTACCACGCGTGACGCTTCCCGCCGCTGCGATGCCCTCGCCGACGTCGGCGAGCAATGGCGTTATCAACACGGCGCAACGCCCGCCGCGCGATCCCGCGACGTGGACCTTCACCGATGCGCAGAACGTCGTCGCCGGACAGTCGCCGCAATGGATGCCGACCGCGCGCGCCTTCGTCGTCGACGGTGATCACTGGCAGAACGGGCTCGGGTGGATCGGACCCATGCCGCTTCCCGGCGCGGATGGCTACGCGGAAACGTTCGCCCTCGTCCGCTCCGGATTCACATTCCGGAACGCGCTCGCCGAAGTGACGGAACGCTACACGGACGGTTGCGTCGGGACTGAGCCGGATTGGCACCTCACGCCGCGCGAGGCGCTCGAGGATGGCGAGGAGCCCGCGGCGGACGATCAGGCGCTCATCGACGAGGCCGAGGCCGCGCTCACCGAGTGGTGGGACCGGGACGGGATCGCGTCGCTCTTTTGGGCGGCCGTGTATCAAATGACGTGGGGGCAGCGGAGCCCGTTCCGGCTCTTCGTGTCGCGCGCGGCCTTCGTCAACGGGACGGCGCCGACGCCCGCGGACGATCCGGGGGCGGAACCGAAAACGGTTCGCGTGATCCCGAAGCAGGCGACGCTCGCCGACGCGCTCAAGTCGATCCTCTTAGATGTGCCGAAGGCGGACACCGCGGCGGTCTACGTCGACCCGGACACACATCGCGAGGTCGGCGTCTACATCTTCAAGACCGACGATGGGAACGACGCGGCGGAGATCTGTTTCCTCGACGGCGAAGAGGTCGTGATCCGGACCGTCGGCGCGAAGGAAGGCCAGACGAAGCAAAGTCTCGGCGGACTCCTCCCGCATCATCAGGTGATCCGCCCGACGCGATTGATCACGGACGCCGCCTTTTCGCTGCAGCGGGCCCTCAACCTCGCGCTCTCCGTGGTGCCGCGCACGATCACGACGGCCGGATTCCTCGAGCGCGTGTTGATCAACGCGAAGATGCCGGGAACGTGGATCAGCGACGCCAACGGTAAAAAGACGTGGCAGCCGAGCCCGAACATCGGATTCGGCGCCGGGTCGACGGCCGCGATCCAAGGCCTCGAGGTGGACGACGAGCAGGGGAAACGGACGGTGAAAGATCCGTCGGTCCTCTGGCGGGCGCCGGTCGACTCGACGCCCTCGGTCGATGCCGCGGATCGGATCTACGGGACGCTCCTCGCCGAAGTCGGGCAGGCGCACGTAATGCTCGCGAGCGAGGCCTCGCCCTCCGGTCGCTCCCGCCGCGAGGCGCGGGCCGATTACGAGGCGTCGCTCGGGCAGGCGATCCTCCCGATCGAGGCCGCCGGGCGTTGGCTCATCGGGGCCGTGCTGGCGCTCGCCGAGCACCTCATGCAGTCGCCGGGGAAGTACACGGGGCCACTCCGCCCCGTGTTCAACTTGCTCCCGGACGCGGGCCCGCTCGAGCCGGCGGACCGCACGCAGAACCTCCTCGAGTGGGAGAAGGGCGCGCGATCGCTCGAGTCGGTGATGCTCGGCGCCGGGATCACGGATCCGGACGCGGAGAGCGCGCGGATCGGGCAGGAGGCGGGCGCCCGGTTGGACTTGTCGCGTCGTCAGGCCGAGGTCGCGCAATTGTGGATCGACCTCGGGGCGAGCGTCGAGCTCGCGGGCGAGATCGTCGGGATCGACGAGGAAGTGATCGCGAAGCTGGCGGCAGATCGTAAATTGCTAATGCCTCAAGGGGGCGGTAGCGACAACCCTGACGGGGGCAACCTCGATGCCGATCAGGAAGACGGCACCGGCGACGGTGGAGCAGGGGGCGGCGGCGACCCCGCCGCGGACCCGGGAACCGGTTAGACGATGGGGACCGGAGGAGATCGCGCGGCGGGCGACCGTAAGCCTTGCGGATGTGGGGACAGCAAGGGCGGCGTGGCAACGGCACGCGGACGTGACGTACACGACGCTCCTCGAGGCGACGCCGGAGCCGTGAGCGGTTCGGGACGCCTCGAGCGCCCGGTCCGGCCGAAGTCGCGCGAGGACGGTATCCCGACTCGTAACTCGGTGCAGGATTGGACGCCGGCGGAACACGCGATCTCGATCGCGATCGAAGCGGTCGAGGCCTCGGGCGCGAGTCCCGCGCTCACGGACGCGGTCGTGCTCCTCGGTCGCGCGCGCGATCGGGTCGCCGATCACGTCGAGGGCGAGCGCGCATAACGTGGCGACCGGGGTCGGCGTGTGGTTCACGGCACGGGTCGAGTGCTCGATTTGTACGCGGGCATGGGTCGCCGTCTGGCCGGAGGGCGCGGAGCGGCTCGAGTGTCCCGGGTGCGGGTACATGAATACGGCGCCGCCGACGGCGGAGCGCGTCGAAGATGGCGACGACGACGGGAGCGCCGGCACGGCGCGCGACTAGATGCCAGTGCGCGCAGAGACGCCTCGAGGAATTCCGCCGTCGCTGCGCGACGGTACGCGTTGGCGCCTGATTCGCCGTTGGGCGAACGGCGTTCGCGCACTGTACGGCGTGCCGATTTGGCTATGTGGTTCGGCGCTCAAGTGGGGGAATGCCGATCCGCGGGACTATGACGTGCGTCTCGAGCTCCCGGCCGACGATTTCCGTCGCCGATACGGCGATCCGGTCGAATGGGAAACCCAAGGCGGGTCCGGACTATGGACGCGTGTCCGTTGGCGTTGGTCGGATGACTGCCTGAAAATGAGCCGAGAAGGGTATGCGCGGACGACGCTCAACATCGATTTTCAGGTGTACCCGCTCGCGTATGCTCGCCGGATGTACCGCGGCGAGCGTCGGGTCCGCCTCGACACGCGCGGGCGATAGGATATGCCGATTGCTCGCCGGCCGTTCGTCGCGGGGTTCACGTACGACAAGTCGAGCGCGCGGTATCGGAGCGCGGCCTCCGGTCGCTTCGTTTCACGTGAAACGATTCGCGGGGCCCTCGAGCGGGCGTTGAGCCGGGCGAAGCGGGAGATCGACCTCACAAGCGCGGCGCTGCAGTCCGGAACGATCTCCGTCGAGCAATGGCGGGAGGTAATGGCCGTGCAAGTGAAGTCGTCGCATTTGTATGCGGCGGCGATCCCGCGCGGCGGTTGGGCACAGATGACGCAAGCCGACTTCGGACGCGTCGGTCGCCTGCTCCGGTTCCAATACGAGCGCCTGAACAAGTTTGCGCTCGAGCTCGGGCAGGGACGACCGTTGACAGGCGCTTTCCGCGTACGGGCCCGAATGTATGCCGGGGCGTCGATGACGGCGTATCACGAGCAGGAGCGCGTCGAAATGCGCCGGATCGGACTCACGCTCGAGCGGAACGTCCGGACGCGCGGCGACTCGTGCGCCGGGTGCGTCGATCAGTCGGCCCGGGGATGGGTCCGGATCGGGCAACTCGTGCCGATCGGCCGCCGAGATTGCTTGACCAATTGCCGGTGTCGGATACGTTATCGCTGACATGAGACTTCGCGAGATCATAAGGGACACCGGCGACGGCGAGCCTCGCCTGCAACTCAACACCGACGGCGACGGCGGCCGTGTGTGGATCGTATGCCCGCATTGCATCCTCGC